GTCCCCTCCTCACTTCACGGTCACTAAGTCGCCTGCAATCTGCAAGGCGATCTGAAGGCGGATGTGGTCAGGAATTTCGCGGCCTTCTTCACCATCGTATGTTCCCCAAAATTTGTTGCCAAACTTGTCAGAATATTCGACGTAGGTGGCAAAGTTGTTGCCAGTTGCGTTGCGCGGCAGATCAAACTCAAGCAGCTCAATGGTATCTTCAAACTTGGTTGGGTTCTGGTAAGACATGGTAGCCTCCGTTTGGTTGGGCCTTAGCCCGTTGTTGATGACCCTTTATCTCACGTATGTTGACGCATGTCAAATCAATTTAGACAATTTATCGTATTTCATCAAAACAGAAAAAACACCGTGGTTGCAATCACTTAGGTCATTTACAATCAACCATCCTGCTTTTTGATGCAAAAAAATTTGATTGTGACGAACATATTTCAACCATTCACAGCCACTGTTCAAATCATCTTGTGGGGGTATCAAACGCTCAATGATTCGGGTTATAGTTGGGCAGTTCTTACCTGTTATGGAGGCTGCCGTGTCAGATACAAGCGATCGTTTCATTACATTCTCACCTTACGATGCCAATCAGTTGACCGTTTTGGGTACGCTGTACGCTGGTCCTGAGAGCACTGGTTATGTTGTGTTGAAGGGTAACTTCGATGACATCGATGCTGCTAGTTCCTTGCCGCTTGTACGCCAGTGGATTGAGGATTTGCAAGATGAGGTGGTTGACCTTCACGCCATTGCAGGAAACTACGAAGATGAAGAAGATGACTGGCTTTCGGATTTCGAAAATGATTTTAGTGACGAAGAGGAAGACGAAGATGAAGAAATCGAATCAGTTTACGGCGAATGGTCCCTCTACGCAGGTGTTTGGTCAGATGGTGACATCACAAGCTTAGAGTTCGACGAATCATTTCATGATCTTTCTGAAGAAGCCCAGATTGCAATCCTGACCGATATTGCCACTGCTGCCGTTGCTGGCGTCAAAGCAATCCGGGATGCACAGGATGCAGAATAAAGATACAGCAATGCTCGGCACCTCGGGATATGAGCGTGTCGAGCATGATCTTTATGAAACACCCGCTTGGTGCACGGAAGTGCTTCTAAGGCACGTTGTATTCAAAAAAGATATTCTAGAACCAGCAGCCGGGCGGGGTGCAATCGCCAAAGTACTTGAGGCAAACGGCTACAGGACAACGTGCAATGATATTGTGGATCGGGGGCTCAGTGATTGTAGGATTGTTGATTTTCTAACAACCAAATGTACAGCTGCCGCTTGTGACATTGTCACCAACCCACCCTACAACCTTGCCGAAGAATTTGTCCGACATGCGCTCCGAATCACCAAACGCGGTGAAAAAGTAGCGATGCTACTGCGGAATGAATGGGATTGTGCTTTCAACCGTGCCGATCTTTTTACTGACGAGCCTTTCAAACTCAAAATTGTTTTGAACCGTAGGCCGCTGTGGGTTGCCGGGTCTACAGGATCTCCCCGGCACAATTATGCGTGGTATGTCTGGGACCACAATTGGTATGACCCACCTGAAATTAGATACGATCGCTGAAAGGCCTGAGAGCAGTATTAGGCACGATGGAATAGAGATCATCGCCAATCACTGCTATTTCATGTTTGACCTCATCAATTTTCACATACCAAAGGCCATCATCAAAGGAAAACGCAACAAAGTATGGTTTTTCATTGATCTTGTATAATTCGTTAGCCTCTTTCACAGAACCCAGTGGTATGTGGCAGTAATCACAAACATCAAAATTTTGTTTAACAAAGATTACATCAAGCCATGCTTTGAGGTCACCGTCTCGGTGTAAAGCGTAACCTACATTGAACGGGTGTTTCATTCTCAAAGCAGACGAAAACCATTTCTTGGCAACAACATCAGCTGTTAGATCTTTGTTCATATTCATCAGTAAACGATCCTTCTGCTCTTTGTTAACGAATATAGTTTTGTAGCGGGTAGTCGTTCCAATCGGTTCCTGCCACAGGGGGGATGAGAACGTCCACTTCGATACCCGTTTTTTTGATTCGGTTTGCAAGTTGGTACGCTGCCGCTTGGCCCGTAAAGCTTTCATCATTGTCCCCAAATACCGTAAGTTTTGTGACCCCTCTGGGCGGGTTAAAATGGATCAGGTTAGGCGCACTTATCAAAGACCATGTGGGTATGCCAAACTGATGGAATGCTGATATGGCGGTCTCTACGCCCTCGGCTATGCCCATAGAACCATTTGCAAGTGGCGTAAACAGGCGTATCCCCGATCCTTTGGGTAGTGCACCCTTCATCAATGCCCTGCCGATCTTGCAGCCATCTTTATCAAGATATGTACGGTGTATCTGACAGGACGTATCATCAGGCCCGGTAACCTTGCACAAGATGATGGTGGTTTCGTTCTTTGTTACAAACCGCATAACCCCTAAAGGGTTGCCATAAGGCACATTGCGGTGTTCAAAGTACTTATTAGCCACCAATGATTCCTCAATGGGCCGTGACCGTTTCCAAAGTTCAATCATCAATTGAAGGTCGCTATCAGTTCTGGATTGTACCTTCTGCTTTATATCATTTGCAGTTAAACACTGCTCTACTGACTTAGCGGCGTCAGGGTAAGTCCAGCTAAACAACCGCATGACCAACTCAAACCCGTTGCCAGTGCCGCAGCTATTGCAGAAAAAGTAACCCTCACCGTTCAAATTGGTAAAACGAAACCGATCTTTTCCGCCACACATTGGGCAGGGTCCGTGTTTGTTTGTAAGATATTTTCTATCGACCCCTAGTCTAGGCAGGATCTCATGCCACTTGTTTCTGGCCAATTCAGTCGTGTTCATTTTGCTTTCCTTTTAGCGTAGGCTATCTGCCTTGATTTGATATAGTTTACCGTATCTTGCGTGGCGAAACAGGGTAGTACATCTTGATAGTGGTTTGGCCAAACTTTATAGCGTTCCTTAAAAAGATGCGCTGCCCAACCTTTTGAGTATCCACGTTGGAGAGCATACCATTTGATCTCAGCGAAAAACTGAGCCTTCTCAGTGCTTGTTGCCTTTCTCCCGGTTGACTTAACCTGATGTAGTTCGCCTTCTTCTGTTTCAATATTATTCGTCGCCACAGCTTTAAAGCCACACGCAGGACACGTTGAAACCTTAGCAGGGCGAAGGTAGTGACACTTGGGGCACTCTTTTGGAAGGGGTTCTTTACGATCGACCTTCTGTACATTGCGTTCACCCTGATCAAGAGTATCCTTGACTATGTCCGTAACAAAACCAAGACGAGAAGTAGTAGAGCTGTGGTCAAGGATAAGGCAATCATCTTTACCGGGATGCCGTCTAAGTCCTCTTCCGATGATTTGAGTGTAAAGTATTTCGCTCCGAGTTGGGCGGCACAAGATAATGCAAGAAACGAACGGTAAATCCACTCCAGTAGTAAGAACACCCACGTTGCAAATAATATCAAGATCGCCAGCGCGAAAATAAGCATTGATTCGGTCACGTTCTTCAATTTCTGTAAACGCATCAACATATTCGGCCCTCACTCCAGATTGTTTAAATTGTTCACACATGTGTTTGGCATGTAGGCGGTTCACACAAAAACACAATGTGGGCCGACCTTCACCTTTTTTAAGCCACGTATCCACCACATCGGCAATTAGCTCGTCGCTGTCCATCACATTGCCCAGATCACCTTCATGGTAATCTCCGGCCATCGATCGAACACCGCTCAGATCAGGATGAGCTGGCGCATATGCAACAAAACCAGACAGGTGGCCTTTATCAATAAGATCCTGCGTTGTCGTGCCGATGATCAGCTTTTGATATATACGGCCTAGACCTCTAGCCCACGGCGTGGCTGATAGGCCGATCATCGGGGTCGAACCTTGGCACATGGTCATGTACAGCTTGAATACGACATGGCACTCGTCGATGACCCACAAATCCACATCTGGCAACTCTCGACGGTTAAGCGTCTGAACTGATGCAATCTGGATTGGTCGCCTCCAATCTGTACGCTCGTGCATGGCCTGTATCACTCCGATATCCTCATCTGGCAGACCATCAGCAATGAATGAGTTAATTGTCTGAGTGATCAGGGATAGTGCAGGAACGACAAAGCAGACCCGTGAGCCCTTTTCTCTGGCCATGCGGATGATTGCACCTGCCACAGCCGTTTTGCCGCCGCCAGTAGGCATTTGCAGGACAACACGCTTTTTGCCATCGCGAAAAGACTGGCGAATTTGATCAATAGCGTCTGATTGATAGTCTCTGAGCTTTTTCATGTTTGGCACTTGATTTAAAAAGACCCCAGCACACGGTGGAATGCTGGGGCCAAGTTTAGGGAGGAATGCTAGGAGCAACTAGCCCCTTCATAATATGCAGGCTGTGCAGTTTGTAAAGCACCTTGTTTTTTGAGCTTGTAATAGCCGTGCATGACCGTGGCGTGGTCGAGGCCCATGATCCTGCCGATCGATGAGAACGACATGTTCATGTCATCCCTAGCCCGAACAAACACCTCTTGCCGCACCCTGACCACAGGATACCTACGGTTTCGCTCCATCACTTCCGCCGGGTCGATGCCATGCATAGCGGCAACCTCTTTCAGCATTTTGATAAAACGATGCCTATGCGTGTTAATAGCAAACACGGTTTCAGGTTCTGGTTCATTTGTAGGCCGCTCAGGTGGCTGCGGAGCTCTTAACCCAGTAGGACCGCTCAGGCCGTACAAACGGCCCCTGATGCCTTTGTAATGCAGTCTTAGCTCGTCAACATAACCCATTGGTTCTGCGCCTCTTCATCATCGTGATCGTAAATGTACACCGTCATGGGGTCTCCCTCCTCTACCCACTCGGCAGCAAGGGCTTTACACAACGAATCATCCGGTACAATTTTGCTTTTTACCAGCAGGTCGCTGGTGGCTTTCAGTAGGTTATCCAAATCCCGGCGGCGGCGGTCGGGCCGAACCGCTACAATATGGATGATGTAGTTTCCGTTAATCAGGTCACGTGTTTGTTGTTTTATAAGCCACCCGCACTCTTCGAGCCAGTCCTTGTACTTTTTGCTCTTGAATGTCCGGCCCCGCCCCTGCTCCCACAGTTGATTCGCGCTTGGGGCCAGAGGCAATCTTAGTGTGATCATTGGTAGTATACCTCTCGCCTGTAGGGTTCGACTGCACTCGTATCTGATGGTTCGGCCAAGTCCAACACTCGCCTGTGTCATCCTGAAAGCACACCCACATCAGATGATGCTCAAAACCGTAATCAATCAAGAAGTGGCAGAAAGCTTTCCCCTTCGGCGTGAGCAAGGGAAGTGGAGTACTAAGTTCAATCATCATTTTTTGCTTGCCAATCGTTTGTTTTGCGTCAATAACTGCCTCTCCAACCAAAGGAGACACCGAAATGACCGCCGAAGGTATAACAGCATTAGATGATCTGATCACGCTTTTTTGTTGGCTGATCATTCTCACCCCGATCGTATTAGCTTTCAACACATGGATAGCCGGGAAGATTCCACAATGAAAAATTTTGCCCGTATCCGTGCTGAAGTTAACAACCTTTTGCACTTGTACCCCGAGTTGCTGACCGATACTCAGCTTCGTCTAGACATGCTTGAGGCCGAAGTTAATTTTGACAACGTGGTTAACGAACTGATCGACAGTGTTATCGTTGCTGAGTATATGGTCAAATACATACAAAAGCGTGGCGAAGAACTGAAAGAACGGCAGAGCCGTTACGAATACAAAGCACGGAATCTGCGCCAGAGCATTGCGATCTTGCTTGAAGATGCCCAATTGAAAAAATTTGTCGGCATTGAGAAGACCGTGTCAATTGCTCAAAAGCCCGTATCCGTGGTCATTGTTGACGAAAGTCAAATACCAGATAAGTTTGTACGTGTTAAGAAAGAACCTAACAAAACAGCCATTAAGGATGCCCTTGTAAATAATGAGGATGTCCCCGGCGCAGCCCTATCAAACGGTGGTACCACCCTACAAATGAGGTAAATTATGGGTAAGCTTGAACCAAAACCAGACGCTCAATTCATGGCCATTCAAATTATTGCCGATGCTCTACATGAGGTTATGGGCAAAGTGGCATACGTCCAAAAAGATGCAACCAACGACTTCCATAAGTACCGTTATGTGTCCGAAATGAAACTGCTTGATGCCCTTCGACCAGCGATGGTTGAGGTTGGCCTAATGCTGATCCCATCGTTTGAAAGCGGTGCCCTCGACCATGTTACTGGCAATACTGATATCATCATGTCTTATACCTTGATGCATAAGTCAGGTGCTGTATGGCCTGAGAAGATCCGTGTGCCGGGCTGTGGCAACGATAAAAACTCCAAGGGCATTGGCGACAAGGGTGTCTACAAGGCAATGACAGGCGCGAACAAATATCTGCTGTTCAAGCTTTTCCAGATTGCCACGGGTGATGATCCAGAGGTTGATGCCGCCCCCCAGCAGGTTACTACCAAACAGTTGCATCACGATGAACTTGTGGAAACTTACTTGCAGGCATCCCAGCACATGGTAAATAATTTTACGACAAGCGAAGACCTCAAGGCATGGTGGAATGATGCCATCGAAGACCGTGCTAGTCTTGGCCTAGTCAAAGGCAACCCAGCATATGATAAACTGGTTGAAACTGTATCTAAACGTGTCAACGTGTTGAAAGGAACCAAACAATGACACAATATGACAACAACAACACTGGTGCTTTGTTCAAAAATTTAAAGAAAACATCAGAAAAAGACGCTGACTATTCCGGCGAATCCGAAATCAATAACCAAAAGTATATGGTTTGGGCTCGGATTAAACAATCAAAGGCTGGCGTTACTTATATGAGTTTGTCATATGCCCCTAAAACAGGTGGCGCAGTACAAACTAAAACAGTCACACCTGTTGTTGAAGTTGATGACAACATCCCCTTTTAAGGAATAACAATGACCAATGACGATGAAAAGTGGGATGTCATCAGTTTTAGGACTGACAAACGTGGCATCACAAGGCGAATCAATCTTGGCATCGCTTTTGTCAGTTTTGAAAATGAAATGATCAATATCAAATTGGAAGCACTACCTTTGCCAGATGTTCGTGGCGAAGTCTGGGTGCGTCTGTTTCCTAAAGGCACACACAAAGGGCCGAGCTTTGACGAAACTGATCAGTGACGAGATGGTCGAAAATGCATTGGAGTATCTGGCAAAATCGTCAGAACTCATTGCAGCCGCTCGTGCTTTAAGGCTTCGTGCCGAGTTCGAACGCAAACAAGTGCGCTCCCGTCTCTTTCTCTCAGCGGAGGGAACGGTAGCCTTTAAAGAGGCATACAGCGAATCGCATGCGGAATACGTTGTTGCTTGCCAAAAAGAAATTGAAGCCGCCGAGAAGGATGAGCTGTACCGCTTTGAACGATCGACAGCAGAAACAATTATTGAGGCTTGGCGAACCGAATCATCCAACCTACGTGCGGGGAACAGTTTTAGATGACATATGATATTCAAACATCGGAAAAATACACCATGCTTGATTGGATCAAAGAATCTAAAAAAGGCCGTGCGTATATGTACTACACTGGCTTCATCTGCCGAGACATTGACCATGAAGTGGATGGGAAAAGCAAAATAGCTGCTCTCAGAAATATGGCTTGGTCACTATACGAGCGTGGCTATATCCTGCTCGTGCAGAAAAAACTCGGGTTCATGAGCTACGAGTACATCGCAGTGAGGACAAACAAACCTTATAAGTAAGGACACCAAATGATCTGTCGAGTAGACTTAACCAGCAGCGAACTGATGTTGGCATCTCAATTGGGTGTTATGCGGCGCATAGCATCCCGCCAAAGAAACCTACCTGACACTACAAATTCAAAGTATCACTGGGATGCAGATATCATTGGTGCCATTGCCGAAATGGCCTACTGCAAACGGTACAACATTTATTGGAGCCCCACCATCAATGTAGGCGGTGAACCCGACATTGAGGGATTGCATATACGTGCCACCACCCTTCCACATGGCAAGTTGATCATTCGAGAGTATGAACGGGATAAGCCCAATCTGCCATACTTTCTGATCATCGTGCAGGATAACATATGCACAATTGCTGGTTGGGCTTATGCCGATGAAGTCAGGCAACAACAGTTTTTCCGCCCTAAAGATGAAACAGGTGATGCCGCATGGTGGTATCCACAGCATCTACTGCACACTGATAACCCGTTTGAGTACCCCCATGCGTGAGGATGTTGGCACCACCAAACGCGGATCTCTATCAACCCGGCGCAAACTAGCCATCTGGGAACGGGAAAAAGGCATCTGTATGCTATGCAACACCCGCCTGATGCCCGGCAAGTTCATTTATGAGCATGTCAGGGCGTTGGAGATGGGTGGCGATGATACAGATAGCAATATCCGCCTGACTTGTGTAAACTGTGCGACAGAAAAGACTAAGGCAGACCACAAGAATGCCGCACAAGCCAAACGTACCAAAGCATCCACTCTAGGCCTAAAAAAATCAAAAACTCCATTGCCGTTCGGAAAGGGCAGCAAATGGAAACGGAAACTAGATGGGACAGTCGTTCCTCGTTAGGACAGGAATTGAAATTGATACATGTTGTTGCCGTGTCGTTATGTTTGACGGCTTGTCAAACTATGCCGCCACCAAACCTCACCCCAATCCAAAAGGTGATATATGAAGAATCCGTCCGATCAAACATTGATCCAGCCCTTGTGCTTGGGGTTGTCAAAGTTGAAAGCAGTTTTCAGCCCCGTGTTGTCAGCGAGGGCAACTATGGGCTTATGCAAATCAAGCCTGCGACCGCTCGTGCTATGGGTCATCGAGGGCCGCCAGATGCACTGTTACAAGCGGAAACGAACATTACCTACGGCATTCGCTATCTCAAACACTGCTATGGCATCTGGGGCGAATGGAAAAGGGCACTGGGGTGCTACAATGGGGCAGCAGTGGCCAACGGGGCTTACAGCCGCCGCGTCCTACAGGAAGCCGACAAATACCGCTAGATGGCCCTCTTTGCCTCTTTAAGAGCATCAATGATCACATCATCAGGCTTGTTGAGGAGAACTTTAGATTCCAAATCTTCGTTCTTCTTGGCATTTGCAAATGCAGCCACCAGCTGGTCAGAGATAGCTTCGGCTGAATTGTGGTCAACCTTACCCCCTGATGCTCGGCCTTGGCGGCTTTGCTCTTGCTGTTGGTGAGCCTGATAAAAAGCAGGGAGGCCATATCGTTGTGCCGCAGTCATACCCAACCCCGTTCCATAGGCACCCGCTCCCACAACCCCCGGAATTGCAAGAGGCAAACCTGCTGTAGAAAACGGATTTACTCCTAACGCATATGTAATTCTGTCTAAGGTTGGCAGCTGAAACAATTTAAGTTGGCGGCCTGCAATGACATTAGGCAATTCTGGCTCATGTTCAGCCAATGTGTCTAACAGACTTCTTTTGTTTGCATTTTTAGACATCAACCGTTCAATAGCGTCATCTTTGCTTGCGCGACTTCCTAGCTTAAACTGCTTCAAGATCTGATTAATTTCATCTGTCTGTGCGCCATACAAGGCCATATCATCGGCATACTTGGGCGACACTTTTTTGATCTGGTCTACAATATTACCCCTGATGTCGTTATAGACATGGCTCAGTCTGGCACTTTTTGCACGATCCTCAAATGCGTCCGTGAATAGTCTCTTGAAGTTATCTAAGTCAGATGCCGTGTGAGCCAAAGCAAACTTTGCCGGGTCGCGTTGAGACCGTTCGTGAATATGATTTGCCATCTCGTCAAGCAGTTTCATTTGTTCGGGGCTAAAATTATTGGCACCCATTCTTGGGTCATATTTAGCTTGAACTTCTTGATTGATCGGCTCAAGCATTTGCGTGTAATCCGCTCTTTGACCTTTTTCGCTTTTGGCAAGCAGATCTTTTTGGCCAGCATTCCAAGCATCTTGCCGCTCTTCATATTGTTTGGCCATTGCTTTCTTGGCCAAGTTGTAAACGGCTTCGTCCCCAGATTGCATTGGGTTTAAATACGCAGAGACAAATGGCAAACTTCCTTCTCGCCCAGCCTGATAGGCAGCAGGAATACCTTCCCCTTTCACTCCAAAAACAGAACTAACTTTGCCAGCCAATGGAGCAACGCCATACTTCAATGCTCCCGATGCGGCTTCCATAGGAAGGCCGATAGGGTTCACTTTACTAGCAGTTTCGGCAAACCTAGCTGGCCCAGCAAGTCCCGCTGTGGATAATACTTTTTCTGCGCCAGTGAGCGGCAAAGATGCTGCCATCGCTGTTTCAGCTGGTGTTTCTGCAACATCTCTTTTAAACGCACCGGGTTCAGTAAACCATTGTTTATATGGCTCATAAAAACTACGAAAAGCTTCCTTTTCCTGTTCAATTTTTTGCATTTCCTTGGGTGATGGTGTTTGAACTCCAAAACCCGGTTTCGCACCGAGGGCTTCCATGCCCGTGCTAAAAGCACCCTGGCCAATTTGCAGAATGCCTTCCGCCGTTTCTAATGGGTGGGTTAATCCGTGAAGGGTATCTGCCCAAACTTTTTGCGTGTTAGGCAATAAATTTTCACCAGCCCGTCCAAAAACCGTTGTATCTTTGGTTGAAGGAGATCCTTTGGTTGTATCATCATAAAAATAAGGCATGTTGACGTAGTCAGCGGGTGTGGTTTGTGCCTTAGTCTCTTTAGCTATAGGAGCTGCTGGTGCGCCCTTATCGCTTACATCCGACATAAATCCTTGATTGCTCTCTACAGGTGTAGATGCATCCGTAGCAGGGCTTTTATAACCGCCTACATCATCCATCCAACCCATGATCAGTTACCCCGAATATATCTGTGTGTGCGTGGATCAATGCCTGTAGATTTCCAGAACTCTGGATCAATCTCACGTGTATCCATCATAAAGATTGGTTTGCCTGACTTGTTGTAGTGCAAGTATCTACCAAGCTGATCTGCATCGCGTAGATATTTGGTCTGATCAACGTCATCATAGAAGCTGTTTCTAGCATTTTGGGCCAGATAAGCTTCAGGAGAACCACGATGAGTTTTCAACGCGGTAGTTTTATAATCTTGTAGGTACTTTTGAGCATCAATGTCTGCTCTGTTCGTTACTAATGTGCCAGCAATGATGTTGAGAGCCGCCGTTCTTGGTATTTGATTGCCCGGCAAATACTGAATCATATCTTCAAATGTACGGTTAGCGTGTTGCCCTGCGCCTGCCGTAGCCCTCAAAGCCATTGCGCCTTGCATCTTCTCGGCAGCAATTCGTGTATTCAATTCGTCTGGAGCAATCAAGAAATCGGTTACTGGACGGCCACCAATTTTACCATCTGCTCCAGCGGCTGTTTTGATGATATCGTTATATTTGCCAATGATGCCTGCCTTTAAACTGTTCAATGGTCCGCCTTCTAGCACACCGTTTTCAGGCATAGAATTGAGCAATTTAGCTTGGTACAACAGTTGAATGTTTCGCTGTTTAGCTTCTACTGCTGCGTTGTTAGTATCAGACTCAACCTTATCAGATATCAGTTTTTGGTTGTTCCAATCTGAAGAATTGTTATAGGACACGTGGTCATTAGCCAACGATTTGGCACCAGATTCACCAAGCATAGATGGTTGGCCAGCAGGCTGTTCTGTTTGACCCGCTTGAGTTGTTGTAGGCTGATATGGTTTCGAGCCATCTCCCCCTTCGCCCTGCAACGGCAAATACTGACCGTTTTCAGTGGCGTCTCTCCATTCGCCATACAACATGGTGCGCCCATCAGCAAGGAATGCAACCATCTTATCACCGATCTTGCGGATAGCCCCGGTACGGATGCCGAAGTTAGACCGATCAATGCTTGCTTTTCCAACTTGCGCTTGTGTTTCAGCTTGTTTTTGCTGAACGCCCAAACCACCCATGCCTTGATAGGTTTCAACACCCGATGTAATACCGCTACCCAATGCGCCAAGCAGTGTGCGGTTAGGTGATGCCAACATGCCGCCCAATCCGCCCAATAGGGCAACCTTGGTTTGCTCGGACAACCCACCTTGATCTTCTGATTTTGCCAAAGCACCAATGCCGGGGAGTTTTTGAATGTAACCCAAAGCACCACTATCTAATGCCGCAAGTGGTTTCTTGCCCCCAGATACGCCAGCGGCTGCGCTTGTTGGCAATTTTGCACCAGTGTAGGTACCCATGATACGGGCAGCAAAATCCCCGGCTGTCATGTCGGCTTTACCGCCATTGTTAATAATGGCAGATAGGGCAACCTCACGGGCCTGTTCTGGATCTTTGATGCTCTTTTGATAGATTTGGGTCAAAACATCTGCCGCAGGCTGGTCACTGTTTTTCAACAACGCAACAGCTCCACCCGGCCCCTGCTGATGGGCAAGATACAAGTGGGCACCAGTAGGATCATCAACCCCTGCCTGCTGCCGCAAAATGTTTCTATTTTCCTGTGCCATCTTAGCTGCATCAGTGGATGATTGCTGAAAATCTAATGGATCAATGCCACGTGCTTTTGCCGTGGTTGGAATATGCTGGAACCAACCCAACGCCTGCGAGGATGGGTTATAAATTTTTTGCCCCATGCCGGATTCAATTTGAGCGGTTCTGGGCAGGTAACCAGAGGGTAGATTGAATTGATCATTTAAATCATTCAATGCCGCAACAGGATCGGCAGGAACATTATATGCTTGAGGCTGCGGCGTGTTGTCACCTACGGAACCACTGCCATCACCTTTATTTCCAGCATGGTGTTCACGTTCACCAGCAAGACCGCCAGAAGCCAAAAAGAACGGAGCAATCTTTGCAGCACCAGACATAAATGACCCGGCCCCGCCGAGAATGCTACCAAGGCCGCCACCAGAACCCCCACCGCTAGGTAGCTGCGCCGGGTTAAGTTTAGCCTGTGGATTGTCGTCAGGGATGGTTAATCCTTTTTTCTGATGCGCTAAAGGATCATCCTGCTCTGGTTTAAATTGATCAGTTGGCTTTGGATCCTCTGGCAACTCTGGCGGATCTTCAACCTCGCCCTCAGTAGCATAACCCATACGGCCACCACGCCAAGGAGTTGTACGATCGGTAGTGTCGGTTATGTCTGTCTTTTTAGGATCTTCAGACAACCAATCTTTAATGCCCTGTCCTGCGCCAATCAAACCTGACCCACCAGCATACTGACCAGTTTTTGTGTCTTTTGTGCCGCGACTACCAAGTGCGCCTGACAAATCTTTACCGAATGATGCCGCCTGTGAAAGGCCACTCGGTTGACGCGCAGGTAGGTTGGCCTGCATTAGACCACGAGGTGCAGGCATGTTGCCAGTCATGATATTGCGTGACGTTGGTACAGCTGCTTGTGGCGCACCGCCTAAACCGCCATATGGGTTTACAACAGGGCGGCCATAAGCAAGTGATGGATCAGGCATGCCCCCAATATCAAAGTTCTCACGGGTGCCTGTATCCAAAGCGGCCCCACCCATAGATGCTAGGCCACCAGAATAAAAATGGCCCCGATGGGCTGAATCCTTCGTGGCTTCATCATAGTTGACGGTCTTGATGCCGTGATAGTCACCGACAGCATGTGGATGATGTTTCTCAACGTCCTGTGCCGACAGACCGATCTGCTTCGGCCCTTTGTCACCCTTATAGCGAAACTTAATGATCTTCTGGCCATCGAAAGTTTCACCAATCTGCTCAATGTCTTCCTTAACACGCTCGTCCGAGAAGAAACCCCCAGACTGCTGACCCGAAGTTGTCGAACCAGACAAAGCACCAGTACCTTCGGCAATGTTTGCCAAAAACTGTGTCGTTTGGAACGGATAGGACTGTTGTTGCAGGAACTGATTGTACAACGCCGTAAGACCGGCCTGTTGCGTCTGCTGTTGCTGCTGACCAGCTGACAATTGGGCCTGTGCACCGGTGAGGGCCGCATTCTGTGCGCCAGATCCAAGGTTGCCCAGCAAACCAGCAACGGTTTGGTAATTCTGCCTGTTGGCCTGACCAGCGGCTAGGTTGACACCCTGTTGCGTATTAAACTGCTGCTGCGCTTGATTGAACATAGGGTTGAGCAAGCCACCAACAACATTGCCAGTTGCCATTTCCTGTTGGCCGCGCAATGCAGCATCAGAGATCGCCGCACGATCGCCACCAAAAGCACCAGCACGAATATTGCTGCTGGCTAAAGCCTGCCTATCCTGAGCCTGCTGCTGCTGCAAAGGCGCAAGAGTGCCACCAATGACTTGATTGGCGAACGGGCTCATATACCGAGCCATCGTTACGTCATTATATTGCATTGGATTGATATTTTGAGCACTCGCAGCAGCAAGGCCACCAGCCTGTTGATACCAAGGTTGGGCTTGTCCCGCCGCAGCATTTGTATTGGCAATACCGAATTGTTGGGTAGGTGTCAGTGGCGCGACAAAAGCGTTAGGGTCTTTACTATATTCGGTAAAAGGCTGTTTTGCCGTCTCTTCGGCTTTTGCGTTGACAGCATTGTACCGCGCCAGAACTTCTGGTGGGATAGATACTGTACTTGAAGATTGTCCGCCCTTACCGCCGCCGCCTGACACTATTACACTCCAATGGCTAAAGGTTCTGGAGCATCTCCAGTTTTGGCCTTATACAAGAAAAACGTCCCCGCTGGTTCCCCAAAGTGACGTTCATACATACGCATCTTAGCACGAGTGCGAGTATTTGACATTACCCCAATAACAAGGGGAAGTTCAAGGCTATCCGATACTTGTTTGCTAAACTCGCAAAGTTTGTTTGCCCGTCCACCGCGTTCGCGTCTATACTTGCTATCAACGAATAGACACTTTTCTTCTACATACTTTGTATTGCCATACCAAAGTTGAGAGAAACGCAACAAAACACCGCCTTCTAAGGCACCGATCGGCCCAATCACGCCGCAAATACCATCCCAAAGGTACAATGCTGGCCTGATCATGCCTAAAATTTTCTCATAGTCTGCGTCAAATAGGCCATTTTCATGGAAAACAGCCATTGCCAGCCGCATCAGTTCGGCTTCATCATCGGGCACCGCAATACGAACTTTGATCTCTTCCGACATATTAGTCCTTTTTAGGTCCGGGGAGCTTTTGCAACGTCTTGATTGTTTTGCTACGCATTTTCTTAACAAACAAATCCAACGCTGCGTGACCCAGCTCCATATCGCCATTGCCAATCTTGGCCACAGCTTCAGGACTAATCACATATTCACCCCCGGCAGCAACTATCGGCACACCGCTTTCAGCACCGCCAGAAGCCCTGTGAGGCATGTCGGCACCATAAGGGGTAGGTTGGCCACTATAGGGCATCTTTGCGCCTGTGTACGGGTCTCCTTCAAACACACGCTTGGCATGCTTGAACCCGGCCATTGTGTTGCCCTCCCCGCTTGCAGAAATAATATCGGCAGGAATTACATAGCTAGACCGGGGCACAATCATTGGCAGGTGATCGGTACGCCCCGCAACAGAACTATGGATTGGACCCACATGCATTGTTGTAGTTGTGTGGCCGCCTTGGGCCATACCACCGTCTGCCATTTTGTGTTCTGGATCAGCTATTCGCTGTTTATAAATGTCCGAGTTCCGAACAAAGTCCAAGGCCGATTCTTGCCCACCTTCACCAGTGCGCTGGATCCTACTATCATCCCAAATACTGTTTTTGGGCTTTTCAGGTGCCGCTGCCACGGGGGAAGATCTTGATCCGCCTGCAAGACCGGGGGGCTGTTTTGCTGGCAAACCCTGAACAAATGGTGTGCTGCCCATATAGTCCGGGTCGGAATATGTGCCCGGCGTAAGCAATTTAGGATAAGCGTTCTCTTCAACGCTTGGCGCACTTCCCCGCATTTGCACGGGGCCGCTAGATCCATACTGGTCATCTGGAACGCGCTCTGGGATAACAGATGGTGGCGGTGTTTGCACTTTGTACGGGTCGTAATAGTCCCGCGCTTTCATCTGCTCTTGTGTATCCAACAAACGAGCTTTGGCTATCGCGGCATCAAGTGCTGATTTTTTCTTTGCATCTTGAAGGGTCGCACCTGATTGGGCAAAACTTGAATTAAGCTGATCTACAAGATCACCTTGGCCCGAAACAGCACCACGGGTTTGGTATCCCTTACGGGCTTCGGATAGAGCCGCTGCAATAGCTTGATTCTGCGGATGGCCCGAGTGGACCATCTCGCTGATGTTCTTGCTAATAGTTTTCTGGGATTTCCCCGACTTGAGCGGCATCTATCATCCTCATCAGCCCTCCATATCGGAGGCTTTCTCTTTGACGCGCCCAACACGGGCAGACCAGCCCTTGCCAAACCGTGCAAATGTGGGCAATTTCTGTAGCCACTCTAACCTATAATCACACAGTTTTGAAGCCGTCTCAGCTCCATCGCATGCAGCAATTGCAGCTTTGGTGGCATCGTCCATTTTGCCAGTTTGCGGAATACCCAAAACAACCTGCAAGTGCTTAATGGCTCGTCCCGGTCCAGAGTTAACAGCGTAGTCCATCAACGCATAATCCAGACCAGCAGGACAAACATCACCCCCAACAGCATCCCAATAACGCTGCTTATATAAAGGATAAACATCAGCAGGAATAAGGCTCCGCATAGCCTGTTCAGTAACTTCGTGACCACACCAGTCCTCTAGCGTTTTCTTTGTAACACCCCAGTTGGTCATGCCGCCGGGATCTTGCGGATCATTTACAAAACCGCCTTCCTCTTTGATGATCAACTTAATTACATCATCCCAATTGTCTTTCATTTGCGGAAACTCCCACTTTTCCTAATAGGCTCTACGGTTTTTAGCTGAGACTGACGGTGATTCGCCCACTGCAACCATTCAGCAGCGGCGTCAACGTCCATAATTACAGTCACGATGCCCTCTTCGCGAATAGAATTAGGGTCTATGATCGTTACGCATGCCGACAAATTATGGTCAGGGAAACCCTTGGCATCGGCAAACTCATCAAACATTTTGTATGTGCCGATACGCAATGCATGTGACCACATCCCCGTCATAGGATCCTTGGTGACGTTGTAACCGAACACGTGCTTATGGCCGCAAACAAGGATATGATCGCGCCAGCCCATTTGAGCCGCTTTAGCCACGCCGTGTGCGGGGTTCCACTGAGAGTGGCCAGCAAAGTCATGGCGACAGTTAATTCGAATGTCCCGACCTGTGCGATGCTTCAGGTTAAGCCGAATGCCATGATCTTGATCTGGAACACCCAATTGGTTGCACAGCCACTTGATTGGATCATCAGCACCGCTCCAACAGTCATGGTTGCCGTTAACGATATAGAGCCAGTTTACCTTACGCATGAACCATTCAATCAACATGCGGCTTTGTTTAGCTGTTGTGCCTTGGTTGCCATATAAACGAGCCAGACGGCCAATCCAGTTGTTGCGAAGATCACCTACGTTGCCAGCCATAAGGTTGGGGGTGGTGTTGGTCAGATCCATGTGGTGTTCAAGCAGGGCGAGATCGCAACCATCATCGTCAACGTGTGGGTCACCCATATGGATGATACCGTAAATGCCTTGAAGTTTGACGCCAATATCAACTAGTCGCCTAGATGTCTTTGCATCGGATTTTTGAATGAATTGTCTTTTGCGGTAGGCTAGGATTTCTTCAACAGACAAGTCGCTGTCTGGCAAATTTTCTGTGGTAAATTTTATGATATCAGCACTTTTAGTTTTGGTCATTTAGTCATCCTATGCGGTTGATTCGACTGGATTACTTAGACCTTAAATTACTTAATGTGTCATCCTTTTGACGGCTGCCATTAGAGGAACCAAACCAAAAACTTAGAACTAGGGTTAATGCCGCATCAAGCGTTCCAAGGATACGAGCAACCAGCTCCCGCATGCTTGGTTCAATTACGTGGCTAAAGATGTAAAACTGGATTACAACCCACGAAATGATAACCACAAACGATAGGGCATCTGGTGTCCAATCCTTTGTTTCTATTCGCATTTTTCGTGCCGAATCACGGTCAACAGCAGAAATACGCTCAAGGTCAATGTCGAGCGTTTTCATTTGGACTTTGAAGTTATACTCAGCGTTTTTAATAGCCACGATTTGATCTGGTGTAGCAGTGGCCAAAGCATTAGTAATATCATCATTGGTGCCGTTTTCATGCCCTAACAAGGCTGTGGAAAGTGCCTTAACAGCCATGCCAGCAACAGGCCCACCAATGGCAGTGGCGATCGTTGGAGCGATGGTTTCAATTAATGTGCCGAACTTACCCAGATCCATTATACTTAACTCCCCAAAAGTACAATCCCGATGCCGAGCATTATACCTAACAGCACCAACACAATAAACGTAACAACCGCAGCGTCCTTAATCTCTTCAGCTCTGGCCACAGATGCCCGTTCCTCTTCCCAGCGTTGACGTTCAATTTCCTTGCGGATGTTGATGACTTCACGCTGCACCTGATCCCAAGCAGCCAAACCAAACTGCCCAATGAACATGTTCTTAGCTTTTTCGGCCAAATTATGAGCCTCTGCTTTTGCCGTATACCGCTCAATGGCTACTTGTTCAGCACTGCGGCGATCAAACACGCTTGGCTTGTGAGGTGTGGCCGAAATCTGCGTTAGCTTGGCCAGACTGCCCCATAGGTCAGACAAATCAGCCGCCATACCTTGGATTTCTTTACCAGCAGCAATACCTGCCTGCAAAGCTCCATAAGCAGTTTGTGCCGCAGCAAGTATTGTTAACGGGTCCATGCTACCTCACACAATGGTCCAGACGGTAGGTGAACTGACTGTGACGGTTACACCAGAGTTAATTGAAATAGGCCCAGCAGACATAGCGTTGACATTTGATGGTATTGTGTAGCTCGTTGTAATCGTCTGACCATTTTCAAAAAATATTTGGTCAGACCCGCCACCCGTTGCGCCGATCGCGCTGGTGTTAAAACGGCTGTCAGCAAAATTGACGTTAGTGCCGTCAGAATAAATTAGGCTGGTTACACCTTGCGTCAAATATACACCAGTGCTGCCCGATGCCGATGTGTAGGCATAAACAGCCGCTGGGCCAGTGGTATTGTTGGCAACAATCCACATACCGGAATAGGTAGACCCATAGGTCAAGTAAATGGTGCCATTGTTAGCATTGATGGTTGTAGATGCTACCGTCTGTGAAACGCTAACCGTATACGTACCAATGCCCCCCGTAGTGCCTGTAAGCTGCACTGTAATGGTTGTGCCAGATGATACGCCGCTTCCACTGATAACAGCACCAGTTGTTAACGATCCGCTTGTTACGGCTGTGATAGTTAACACTGTTCCTGTAATAGACCCTGTACCAACAAAACTATACGATGAACCCGTGTTGCCAGTAAGGGTAATACGCAGGTTGATAGCATCTGTTTGGGTCACTGTTTGTGACGTTGTGGCACCCGTAAAAGCATACGATACGTTGCCGCCAAACGCCTTGTCGGCAATATCCCAGTCAGCGTTGACGTTATTGCCCCATGTACCAACATCGTCACCGATCGCTGGTTTGTCGAAACCTTTATTTGTGGTGTATGTTGATGTCATGCTGCACCTATGCCGCCGTGTTAGAGATTAGAATGCCTTCAACGCCAATGCCAACGCTTGAAGTACCGGATGATGGCCCCCCCGTTGCTTGCCACTGGATGTCTGTTTTTTGGGTATAGCCACGAGGTGCTACGCGCAAAGTTTGATATGTGTTTGTAAACGGTGCTTGCAGCAAAATTTGAATTATCCCCGCAGAGGACTGCGTCCAAACACGGTAGGCGCAATAATTATTGATGGTATTGCCGCTTTGATTTGAATACGCATTTGATCTGGTTAGATAAAATGTGTAGCCATTTGGAACAGTATAAACCATTGCTTGGCTTTTTCCATTGCCAGCTACAATTTCAGCGTATTGGATTGTTTTTCC